CCTGTTCCAGCTTCGTATCCAACAAATACGTTGTTTGAACCTCCATCAAGCTGATACCCAGCCCTAGCTCCTATTATAGTATTTTTTTCCCCTGTTGGTACGTTCCCTCCTATCGAGTATCCAAGGTAAGCGTCCATTCCTACAGACGTGTTATAATCACCAGTAGAAGTTGCTCCCGCTTGAACTCCAACAGCTGTACTATAGTTAGTACCCTGTGCTTGAAGGGCCTTTGATCCTATTCCTGTGTTTTTGTTTCCCCCATTAATACTTGATAAAGCAAAACCTCCAAGAGCGGTGTTTTCCTGACCAAGATGAGCGCCTTCATTTGATTTTCCAAGCGAAACACTTGCGCTAAAATCATTTACACCACTTACCTTAATTTCTAAATCGTTTACTTTGGTGTCTTCTGGACTTGAGGCGTTTCCACCAAATATTTCGTTATCTCCTACGTATAAAGGCATATCTTTTTTTTAAAATTTTTATATTACAAATATATGCAATATTCTAATTGATAATTTTAAGGATTTTCCCGGTCTTTTTATTCTACCCGGGCTAACTTCATTCTGTAATTAGTTTCCTTAGACTGAACATACTTGGTTATAACGTTTTTAGTGCTATTTATAGTCTTTACGTTTTCAGGCTCATACCTTGCGTGTGATTGTGCATTTATATATGCGAATGTTATTGAGAATATAGCATCATCATAATCATATCTAGCATCTGCAGCTTGATATCTTGTTTGCCTATGACTTGTTGAACTTCTTAAATCTTTTTCTACAAAAGTTTTCAACTGCTCCCATATCCATGGTATGTCTATTCTATCAGCATACGTATCAATCATTTCCTCTGTTTTAGCTATGATACGAGGAGCTGTGTTTGCCTTATTAGATATTCCGAACCATTTGCCCGAATGTGTGTGGAAATAATCTGGTAGCTGAGTCATTGCAGTAAACTTATTTCTGAATCCATGTATTTCTTGAAAGTCTAAATGCATATCACCTATATTGTTCTCTATAAGCTCCTTAACTCCTCCTCTTTTTAATTGATCGTAATATAAACTTTGTAGTAGTACTTGTAGATAAGTTTGTTTAAACTTTCTGTCTCTATGAAACACTACAGATGAAACACAGTTAGTGTATGCGTCCCATATAGCACTAGACATCATAGAGTGTCCTGTTTCTGAATTAATAGGGTCAGTCCCTTGATACCATCTGTTTTTCCATATCTCGCCCTGTGGTGGATGATGAACTATAACAGATGTAGTAGATATATCTTCTCTACCTTTTGTTGGTATCCATTCTGCTCCAACTATCCTATGAGTAGTCATTAGATCTGGAGTAGCTTGAGACATGTCTAGTATTGGCTCAAAGTATCCATATTCTATAGGTGTCTCTTTTCCATATATATCGCTTAGTCTTTGATTGCATAAATGTATTGGAACTAAAGTTCTTGATTTACGTAAGAACATGTCATCTACAGTAATTGGGTAGTGTTGATGAAACTGAACCTTTGCTATCTCTCCTTTCTTTGTCCCTTCAAGAGCCATGTAAGCTTTTCTCTCATTGTTTATATGCTTATCCGTAACACCCCTTCTTGCATAGGCATTAAAGAATAAAGGTATAATACCGTATTCATAGTTTCCCTCCTTCCATTGCCTTAAACACATCTTAAACTCTGACTCAAATACAGAACCACCCTTGTCCATTTCTCCTCCCGTTCCCCAAGCCATGAACTGCTGTTGCATGGTCATTTTCCCGGTATCAGGGTTATATTTAAAAAGTGCGGGCCTACCTTCACGCATCATCTCTCCGAATATGTCGAATAAACCTATCTCATCTACAAACACTGCAGATGGAGAACCACCATTAATTGCATCTACCTGGGGGCTGTCTACCTGGAATCTTGAAGCACCACCTTCGTCTCGTCCCTTTTTTTGTCCCTTCTTGTCAAATGACATTACTTTATCTGTCCAATTCTTTACATCTTGAGCAATGTATTCTGGTATTTTAGTGTATGTCCATTTAACTTTATCTCGAAAAATTTCTATACCTTTTGATTCTGAGTGAGTTACAAACTTAATGAAGTATGACTTGTTTAGATTTACTCTCTTCATTCCTGCCAAGCACATGGTTGTTGTAAAACCAATCTGTCTTGCCTTGCCTATCATCATAGAATAACCACAGTCAAATAGAAACAGAAGAACTTCTTGAGCTTCCCAGGCAGAATACTTTAGCATTCCTCCTTGAGACTTATCTTCTTTTATGAATCCGTATTTGTTACAGAAGTATAGGGTATTATCTTTACATCTTTGAATCTCTTGAAACAGCCAATCGTATTGATCTTCTTCGTTATCAAAGTCCAAGATTGTGGTCTTATCTTCTAGCCACTGTTTTGCTTGTTCGCAGTAAAGACTAAAGGGCTTAAATTCTTTCTTGTTCTGCCAACCAGAATTTATACTATCTATCCAGTCTACAAATGATTTTGGATACTGAAATTCTTCATGTGATGGCTTCCACTCTTCCGTGGGTATATGCCCTTTAATCATACCGTCTTCGTTGGTATGAATCATATTTTTTTACCTGCTTTTATAAGTTAATATTTAGAGCAAGAGCACTTGCCTTTGCATTTACTACATTTTTTTCCTTTACTATCTTTCTTGCCCATGTCTTTTCCGACAAGAATAGCCATCATTGCTTTTCCTCTAGTTTTCATTTATGATTTTCTTTTTTTTCTCCTTAACGCTTTTCTTTTAGCTTTTTCTTCTGCTAGCTTTGCTTGTAATTTGGCTTTTTCTATTTTGTTTTTTAGCTTATCTTGTTGATTATCCCCTCTAGCGTCAATCTTCTCATTTCTACCTTGCAAGACTTTTGTTTTTAAGTTTTGATTAGCTAACCTTCTTTTATTGTTTTCAAGTCTTTGCCCAGAAATCTTTTGGGAAATATTTTTTATTGCCCCTCCTAGCGTATTTCGTGTCTTTGATGAAGAATATTCGTTTCCTGACTCGTCTTTATATGTTTTTATCTTAGTCAGGGTTCCTGCTTCGGTATCTCTAATTCTTTCAGTTCTACCTACTTTATCTCCGATTTTAAGTTTTTTCTTCTTTTTTAATGGATCTGGCATAATTTCTATTTTTTATTTTTTTTATTTATACTCTTTGGTGGTTTTCCTCCAGTATCTTTTGTGTTTCCGTGATACGGGGCAGGAGTTGGTTTGTAGCTGGTGTCTTTAGGTCCAGATTTAGATTTTTTAAAGGTGTGCGTTTTTTCTCCAGCTGTATCTTGCATACTTTCACCCGTACCAAAAGTGGAGCCCATCATAAAAGATGACGGCGTCCACATTTTCTTTCCAAGCTTATTAGCTTTTTCTGATTTATTTTTAGACCTTCTTTCTAGATTAGTAGATCTATTGTCTTTTCCTTTAGACTTTGCAGTTTCAGATTTTGCTTTTAGCTTTTCTGCTTTAGCTCTTGCTTTTTTTATTCTATCAATTAAACTCATAATTTTTTATTTTATTAAACGTTAAGCTTACATTTTTTTCTATGCTTCGACTTTTTGCTTTTTATACTGCAGTCTGATTCTTGACTACCACCAAGAATAATTTTATTTCCACCTTTAAGTTTTTTTACAGGCTTGTTTTCTCGAAAGCTTTTTCTTTTTTTACGCTTTTCTTCTCTTTTTTCTTGGCGTTCAGATCTAATTACCTGTCGCTCCACTTTTCTATTCTGTCTGTCTTTTTTCTTTCTAAACTTAATACGCTGCTTTGGAGTTGTTCCAGGTGCGAATCCTTTTTGTTTATTAATTAATTCGTCTGCAGCTGCATGACCTGCACGCTCTTCTTCCTTTGTATATTGTGGATATTGTTTTTTTTCTTTTTCAGGCTCAGCTTTGTTTTTTTTTATTGGTGTTATTTTTTTAATAATAATATCACCTCTTCGATTTTTTCTTTTTTTTACATAAGACCCATCATCGTTTTGGGAAACTGTCCACCTCCCCTTCTTTTTTTTGCCCTTGTCATCTTCAGGGTCTGTTATATTTTTCAATAGTCTCATGGTACAAATATAATCTTTTAATTTATATCAATCTTTTGGAGTCTACCCATTTCTTTATATTGTCTTCTCCGTTTGTTCTGGCCCTATCAACGCCTAGTATCATCATTCTCCCTCCTATCGGTTTCACAGGAGCCCCTCACT